AGGCAACGGAGGATTGGGACTACCTAACAGACAAAACGAACAGCAGTTTGGACAAAACAAAAAGGCTTTTCGCGATTGTTGGTGCTGTAGAGCTTGCCCTCGGTGCTATATTAGCGTTTTCTGGCGTAAACGTCGGTCTCGGTATTGCACTTATGGCCGGAGGTATAGCGACGACAGCGGCAACGCTGAATTGGGACAGCCTGAGTCCAAAAATTAAGCAATCTATCGGCGCGATCACTTTTGTAAGTGCCGCTGCTATGCTTGCGTTAGGCTCAATTCTCGCATTTTCTGGAGCAAATATCCCGCTTGGCATCGGACTTCTGATAGCTGGTGCAACAACTATGTGGGCTTCTGCCTCGCTGAATTGGAGCACTATGAGCGACCAAATGAAAGAAAAAGTGGGCGAGTGGACAATTATTGCGTCTGGCGCTTTGCTTGCTCTTGGTGCCGTCATGTTGTGTACCGGGCATATCGGTCTTGGTATCGGAATGATTATAGGCGGCGTTGCCGGTATTGTCAGTGCTGCGGCCTTAAACTGGAACAGCACGAGTGACCAATTGCGAGGCACATTAACCTCGATTACATCAATGGTGGGGGTGTTTACTCTTGCTCTTGGCGCAGCATTACTATTCACGGGCGTGTCTGCTCCACTTGGTATTGCCCTCCTTGCAATGGGTGCAACAAGTTTGGCGGCTTCTGCGGCTTTAAACTGGGATTCAATGAAGAACCAAATTCAGACTGTCCTGGCAGACATAGTGGCTATTGTGTCCGGAGCAAGCATAGCACTTGGAATTATTCTGTGCTTAACCGGTGCGGGAATACCGCTGGGTATTGGCCTTATAATGGCTGGGCTTGCTGGAAGTTCACTTGCTCAAGCTATTAGCACTGACCCAATCACCAATTGGGCGCAAAACATGGTAGACAGCATCGTTGGCGTATTTAACGATGGTATAGACCGGATAACCAGAAAGTATAAAGATGCCTCACAAGGATTTGGCGGGTCTGGATTCGGAGGGGGAGGCGGAGGCTTTGGAGCCGGAGGCAGCGGAGGCATCAGAAACGCTCTTGGCACAAATTATCACCCCGGAGGCCCCGCGCTTGTTAACGATCAATCCGGTTCAATATACCGAGAGTTAGTCCAGCTTCCAAACGGAATGTCATTCATTCCGCAGGGCAGAAACATACTGTTCCCTGATCTTCCGATAGGGACAAAGGTACTTCCCGCCGCACAAACGAAGCAACTATTTCCAAACTATTCAGACGGAATCGGAGAACTCGGAACAGCTAATTTATTTCAGAACCCGGATGCAATTTCTTTTAACGGAAGTGCGTTTTCGGGAAGCTCTAAGGGGAGCCGTGGCGTCGGAGGTTTGTTTAGCGAAGATGTTTTGTATCGTGCTTTCTCTAGGGCGTTAGAGGATATGCCGGTTCCAGAGGTTAACGTTAAAACTAACCTTGACAGCAGACCCATTGCAACCAGAGTGGAAACAGAAATCAAGAAAAAAAGCGCAAGGTACAGTCCAGTCAAACAATATTAAAATAGGGCGGCATTAAGCCGCCCGGAAAGGTTATTAAAATGACTGTAAAGGAATTTAAAGAAACGTTTCCAGAGGGAGCGGACGATCTTGACATTGTTATCGAAACTTCAATAACCGAGAAGAAAGTCAAAATCGGCCCGAATGCTCGGGAAATTACTCAAACGACAACAAGATATTCGGCACCTATTACACACACATGGGTAGAAAGTGACGAAACAAAAGGCAAGGCAACCTTATACGTTGAATCCGTTTTAGAGTGGTAAAAAGAGAGCCTAAATAAGCTTTGCCTATAGGAAAGATGGCCTTTGCGGTATATTAATGGACTTATCGCTATCGGATGCTTTGGCCTTTACTAACTTTTCAACTTGTGGGTACAACTCGTAATATTTTTCTACAAAAGCTTTTGCAGTTGCGTCTTCACAAGTTCTGGACACGAGAGCAACGGTTAAATCATGCGCGATAATTTCATTTGACGGCATAGTAATCACCACCTTTCTACTAAATTCTACCACAATTCTTTTAAATAACAATACTTATTTCATAAAAGGCATAAAAATAGCAGGCGGTTAACTCCGCCTGCTTTCTTTAGAAATTTATTTCAACATTTTTGGTAGTCTCCAGAGTCTTTGCGGATTCATCCATTACGTTGATCTTAAACCCTATTTTATTAATCTGACTTGCAACTGTAATACCGGTATCCTTATATGGCCCGAAAAATGCGTTTGTTTTGCTTTTCCCCGGAAGTACGTCCAGTGGAACGCCGCTTAACACCGTAAACATTGTGTCGTTCACATACGAATCTTGTAGGTACACGGTAATCTTTTGATTTGACTTATTATCTACCTTTATATCAAAATAGAACATTCCTTTTACGGACGGATTATCATATTTTTTCACGAACGACATTGTAAAAATATTATCGCTATAAATTTCTTTTGGTTTTTCCTCCGGTACACTGGACACGATGGAATTCGTTTCTGGTGCTTCGCTCGATACAGATTGACTTTGTTGGGGGGCTGATACGTCCTGAGCGCTTGTTGTTTCGCTGGATGATGCACACCCATAGATGAATGTAGGCACTGCAACTATAGTTAAAATCAGACAGGCAATCCGTTTCATGTTAATCTCCTTCGCTATTATTTTCCAAACAGAAGTCCGATTAGTTTAAATGGCCATAGAAAAAGAAAGGCAATTCCCTTTAGGGTAAAAGCCGCCAAGCATACCACGAGTCTTATAACACTTATTAATCCCATACATAATCCATAGGCAATTAGTATCATTTTAAACCCCTCCACCCATATATTACCACAAATTGCTAAATTGTAAAGAAAAAGGCGAGATTCATTTCTCGCCTTCAATGTCTTTTATGTACTCTTCAAAATATTGCATAGTGGAAAAGGCGCAAAGGAATTTGTTTCTTGGATTGCTTTGATCTTTTTTCGCTTCCTTATACTTTAGAATATATTTTATCATTCTTTGCTTTATTATGTACTCTTTTCCTCGTAAAGCTTCGAATTCGTTTTCCCTTATATGCGGACTTGTCTTTGCATCAATGTACTCTGGCTTTAAAACGACAACAGCCTTTGAAAAATCTACCCCGCAACAGTTCTTTTTGTCAGTCCACAGTGCGTGAGGATGCTTTATGTCTGATCGGAGTGGAATAGCAAAACCGCCCCCGCCAATATTGGTGTATACCTGCGTGTATGGTCTTGTCTCTTTTTGCTCCATTTGCGGGTATTTTTCGTGGGGGTAATCTTTATAAAATTGCTCGGTTAGAAATATAAATTTCATTTCAAACGTCCTCATATGCAAAACAGCCCCTAAGATAGGGGCTGTTTCTTCTCAGCGAGCTTTTTTTTGTTTACCCTGTTCACGCTCTATGAACAGATATTCTCAGTGAACTTTCTTTATTTACTGCTCACGTTCTATGAGCAATAGTAGTATATGCATTCATATCCTACTTAGTACATCTATATATTAGCAGATAATAGAAAATTGTCAAGTGCTTTCCCACTATTTTTTATCATTCTCGCATTCTTTTTCTTGCTTCAATATAAGCAAATCAATATAGTCTTTTATCTTTGCTTTGTTTTCTTCGTTCAACCCATCGATTAATTTGATGATTCTTTCGTCTCGCGTGCTAATTTCATTTTTGATGTTTGCTGTATATCCTTGAATTAATTTTAAGGACTTATTTAAAATCTCCTGATGCTCCGATGTGTTCCCTAAAAGATAATCTACGGAAACTCCAAAATAGCCGGATAGCCTTTGCAGAATTTCTGCGTTTGGGATGGCTCCCTTTTTCCAGCGAGTAACAGAGGTTTTGCTTATATCGTTTTCAAGGGCCGCTTTCGATGTAGAAACGCCCTTTTTATTACATAGAATTACGAATTGGTCATAAAACACAAACGGTCCTCCTTTTGATTGTGCAAATAGTAGAAGTCACTATAAAGTTACTAAACCCATTGACAAAGTAACTATACGGTGACTATACTGTAATTGGACATAAAATATTGAATGGGGAAGGCTGCTTAATATAAACCAGACACTTATATAATAGCAGTAAGTTTCCCTCTCTGCAATAGGTTATGTACTAAAATTTGCAGGAGTATGTATATGAACGATTTAATCAAAGTAAGTTACGAGAGTGACCGGCCCACTGTGTCGGCGAGGGAATTACATAATTTCCTTGAAGTAAAAACCGCATTCAAAGACTGGTTTCCTCGCATGACAGAATACGGTTTTCAAGAAGGAGAGGACTTCTGCTCATTTTTGAGCGAAAGTACCGGTGGCCGTCCTGCGCAAGACGCCCAGTTAACAATCGACATGGCAAAAGAACTTTGCATGATTCAGCGGAACGAAAAAGGCAAACAGGCTCGGCAGTATTTTCTTGATATTGAAAAACAATGGAACAGCCCCGATCTTGTTATGGCCCGTGCCTTAAAAATGGCCGATGCGAAAGTCAAGATGCTTGAAAGCAAAGTGGAGCAGGATGCCCCAAAAGTTTTGTTCGCTGATTCCGTGGCTGCGGCGAATACGTCAATCCTTGTTGGAGAAATGGCAAAGATTCTAAAGCAGAATGGGGTTGACATCGGCCAGAACCGATTTTTTGATTGGCTTCGCGAAAACGGCTATCTGATTTCCAGGCGTGGAACAGATCACAATATGCCAACACAATATAGTTTGGAGCGTGGCATTATGGAAATTAGGGAACGGACAGTAAATCATCCAGACGGAAGCACTCGCATTACCAAAACTCCAAAGGTAACAGGTAAGGGGCAACAATATTTTGTTAGCAAATTTCTTGCTCCTATGCAATAAATTTGGCATAATCAATGAGTTCAAAACTGGACTTATTAATTTGGTGGCGGTTCGTCTGAAAGGCGAACCCAACCGCCTTATTAAAGTGCGTCACTTAACGATTATTATAATATCACCAAAGAATCACTTTGTCAATAGTATTATTGACAAAATACGCAAAAATCTTCAAAAATGTAACATAATTTATTGACATACACAAAGGAGATAAGGGAATATGACCGACGATGAAGAAAGAGCAGAGCTGAACCGTCTGCTTTCAAAACTAACCGACGCGAATAAAGAAAAACTTATGATCGATCTGTTGCGGCTGGCAGCCTCGCAAGAAGAAACATGATACATAAAGAAAAAAGACGAGCATAAAACCTCGTCTTTCTTCAATGCTGCGTAATCTCAAGTTTGGCTACTTATCCAATTATCGTGCAAGGGAGAGGTTGGGGTATTCTCCGGGATAACGATCATTAAGTTTCTCGTTTTAATGTATTGCCACGGATACAGAGGTACGGTTGTTTCCTCTGTGATAGTATCTTGATCGATTAACCGTTTATGATAGCCGGTGTAGTCAGAATATACTTCGTATATCTCATACGTGCCATATACCCATTGATCGGTGTTTGGCTTTAAAGAATACATGACTCCCGGAATATCAACCCCTACTCTATAGGTTCCTTCTGGCAATATTCTTGTTGACAAATCCACTTGCGGAGCATCAAGGGCGGTCATCATATCGGAATGTCTAAGTTGCAATGTCTGATTGTTAGAAAGCTGAACTACATTTCTCGCTCTGGACGAGTCACCATCAACGTAATGACCGTTTTCGTCTATGATCGCGTAATAAGCGTCTTGGTTCGTACTTGGTGTTATGATATATTCTCCTGCTGAAACATCGGTGCCGACTTTGTACGTTCCATCGGTGATAACCTTCGCGTCTGCAAATGCGGGATAAGCAGAAAATATTCCGACCATCAGAGACAACGTTACAGATAAACCAATTGTTTTTTTTAACCTTTTCATGCGGATTCCTCCTTGCTTTTATCATAGCACATCTTGAAATAATGTCAATTATTTACATTCCTGTTTGGAAAATAATCTGAGCGTCTTTCACAATATATAGTGAAAACACGTATTGCATTTCTGGTTTTTGGGGGTAAAATTATATCTGATCATAAGGGCGCTATCTTAGCGCAAGAGAAAAGCGGTTGCCGCTGCATCTGCCTGCGCCCTCTTTATTTTTACGAACAGCGGCAGTCCGGCAAAGAATCCTGTACGGAGCAGGAACAACATGCCAGAAAGATACAGCGGTGTCAAAAATGGAAGAAAAAATTTTATCAGAAGTGGGAGAACAGGGTTTCCCCAAATCAGTTGAAAGCATGATTTCCGATTCTGTCGATCTACGGTTGTGCGAACTTCACGACTGTATGGAAAAGTGCAAATCTCCTATCGAGCAGATGATGGCTATTGCCATTAATGAATGGTTGAAAGACAAAGATGCGCTTGAAACAGAGTTTCGGTTACAAATTGAAATCAAGAAAGTTCAGGCCCAAGAGCCAATCAAAATGAAATCTGGCAAGACCTACATTCCGGACTTTACCATACCTGTTTTTAACCACAAATATAAACGTACGCAGGCGTTCATTGTCGAATGTGACGGACATGAATTTCACGAGCGGACAAAAGAACAAGTGTCACGTGACAACACGAGAGAAAGAGAACTGATGGCGGCTGGGTATGTCGTCATTAGATTTTCTGGAAGCGAAATTTATAAAGACCCGTTTCATTGCGGATTTGAAGTGCTCGATATTATTTTTCATCATTGTGGAAAAAAGTCCTATGAGATCGCGGAGGACTGATGATGGAAGAAAAGAAAAACTATTATGCAATCATACCGGCAAACGTTAGATACGACAAAGATTTAACATCTAACGCAAAACTGCTCTACGGCGAAATTTCGGCGCTGTGTAACGATAAGGGATATTGCTGGTCTACCAATAAATATTTTGCCGATCTTTATGGCGTGTCTCAAACCAGTATATCAAAATGGGTTTCTTCTCTGCTCGGAAAAGGCTATATTTTTTCAAGAATAGTCTACCGAGAAGGTACTAAAGAAATCTTAGAGAGGCGTTTAAGCAT